CGCGCTCGCTGACGCTGCCGTACGAACTGTCGGCGATCTATCCGGGTTCGACGATCACCGACTATGCGTCGGTTGACGCGAACGGCGATAATGCGCTGCGGTCGATCGCGGTCGGCGCGTCCATCGATCTGATCTGCTCTTTGGCGTCTGAGTTGCCGCTGGACACGTTCCGCGGGTTCGGCTCGGACCGGACGCAGCTGCCTACCCCGTCGAACCTGCAGGATCCCGGGTCGACGGGCCAGGGTCTTGAGGACTGGGTGTATTCACTGCTCAACTCGTGGCTGTACCGCGGCAACGCCTACGGCGAGGTCGTCGAGTATGACCGTGCGGGCAACCCGCGGCGGGTGTCGTTGTTCCATCCGGATCAGGTGCGGGCGACGCTGGTCGACGGCGAGATCCAGTGGTGGGTCAACTCGCAGCCTTGGGATGAGCCGGGCCGTTTCGTACATCGTCGCGTGAATCCGATACCGGGTCGGCTGTTGGGCGCGTCGGTGATCGAACGCCACGCGATGCAGATCGGCACGTCGCTGGCTGCCGCACAGTTCGGCGCGCAGTGGTTCGCCGATGGGGCGCACCCGTCGGGTCTGCTGGTGAACGCCAACGACATCAATCAGGAGCAGGCGACCGCGGTGAAGAACCGTTGGATGTCGTTGTTCCAGGGCACCCGTGAGCCTGCCGTGCTGGGCAAGGGTTGGGATTGGAAGCCGATCCAGATCAACCCGGCGGAGTCTCAGTTCCTGGAGACGCAGCGGTTCACCGAGGCGCAGTGCGCCCGGATGTTCGGACCTGCGGTGGCGGAGACGCTCGGCTACGAGACCGGCGGTTCCATGACGTACGCGAACGTGGTGGACCGCCGTTCGGATCTGCTGACGTTCACGCTCAACAAGTGGCTGACGCGAACCGAGCGACTGCTGTCTGCGCTCCTGCCATCGGATGAGTATGTCCGATTCAACCGTGACGCGTTGCTGCAGTCGACGACGCTGGCCCGCTACGAGGCGCACACGATGGCACTGACGTCCGGTTGGCGAACCATCAACGAGATCCGCAACCTAGAGGACTTGCCACCTTTCGAGGAGGGTCCGAACGGCGACGCTCTGCGCAAGCAGGCCGAAATGGTGCAGAAGATCTACCTCGGTGTCGGCAAGGTCATCTCCCCCGAAGAGGCGCGGCAGGTGCTGCGCAACGCCGGGATGAACCTCGAGAACGTCACCCCCGAGTCAGCCACTAACGCATTGATGACACAAGACCCCGACATTGGGAGCGCGCAAGCATGAGCAACCTGATCCGCGACTATGTCGCCGACATCGAGATCCGTTCCGACGGCACCGGCCGCACTGTCCACGGCATCCTCGTCCCGTACAACACGGTGGCGCGGGTGTCCGACGGCGGCCCCTCCTACGAGGAGATGTTCGCGCCGGGCGCGTTCCAACGCGACATCGAAGCCCGCAACGGTGACTTCCGTGGCGTGAAGTTCCTGTACCAGCACAACCACGACGAGCCGATCGGCCGCGCCGTGGAGTTGCGGGACGATGCTGCCGGACTGTTCGGCGCGTTCCGTGTGGCGAAGACGGCCCGTGGCGACGAGGTGCTCGAACTGCTGCGTGAAGACGTCCTCGACTCGTTCTCGATCGGCTTCCGTCCGATCGATCCCGCCCCCGGCGACCCGATCAAGTACGGCGAAACGGTGGTCCGCACGAAGGCCGGCCTCCGCGAAACGTCCGTCGTCACCTTCCCCGCCTATGCGGGCGCACTGGTCGCAGGTGTGCGTGCGATCGAACCCACAGACCTCCACGATGAAGCGCTCATCGTGGCCGAGGCTGACACCACCGCTGAAGAACAGCGCACGGATCAGCCCACCCCCGACCCGGACCCGGCCCCCGCGCCACTCCACTCGGGACTCACGCCGGCGCAGAGGCGCACGGCGATGTTGACCAACCTAACCTTCAAGGAGAATCGATGAAGAACATCGACATCCTGCGGGCACGGGCCGAGGAGATCGAGGCCGAGTTCCGCAGCATTGACAGTGAGGCGGGCGAACGCTCCCTCAACGACGAGGAGCAGGTCCGCTGGGACGCGCTCGACGCCGAACTGAAGCAGGTCCGCGAGGACATCGCCGAGGTCGAGGCCGAGGCTGCGCGTGCCGCACGGGTCGCCGAGTCCCGCGCCAAGTGGGGCAGCCTTCAGGTGTCCGTTCGTACCAGCCCGTTCGACAACCTCGACCAGGTGCGTCACGCATCTGATGAGGATCTGCAGGCGCGTGCGCTGACCGCGGTGGAGGAGACCTCCTACCGTGGCCCGTTCCACGTCAAGGACGAGCACCGCGAGAACGCCACCCGCATGATCGAGAGCATCCCCGGTGCTGCGCGTATGGCGCTCGCCTACGGGTCGCCCGCGTACATGTCGGCGTTCCGCACCTACCTCGCCAGCGGTGGCGCCCCGGTGTACTCCGCTGAGGAGGCCGCTGCGGTTCGTGCCAGCATGTCGCTGACCAGCGCCAACGGTGGCTACGCGCTGCCGTTCCTGCTGGACCCGACGCTGATCCACACCGGCGACGCCACGAAGAACCCGATCCGCCAGATCGCTCGGGTTGTGACCGGCACGCAGGACAAGTGGAACGGCGTGACCGTGTCCAACGTCACCACCGCGTGGAAGGCTGAAGGGTCGGCCTTCACCGACGGTTCGCCGACCACTGGTGGCGTGACCGTTGACGCGGCGATGCTCACCGCGTACGTCACCGCCTCGTTCGAGATCTTCCAGGACTCGAACCTCCAGGCGCAGCTCCCCGGCCTGATCGCCGAGAGCAGCGACTACGCGGAGTCGGCGGCGTTCGTCACCGGCAGCGGTTCCAACGCCCCGAAGGGCGTCATCACCGCGGTGTCCGGCACTGCCGGTTCGCTGGTGACCTGCACCACCCGTGGCACCTTCTCCAGCGCGTCGATCGCCGACACGCTGGCGCTGGTCAACGCGCTGCCCGTCCGCTACGAGGACAGCAGCACCTGGGCGATGAACAAGGCCACCTACCGCACGATCGAGCAGCAGATGGTCGGCACCGGCGCCGTGAAGGCGATCGAGATGACCAACGGCAACACGCTGCTCGACCTGCCGGTGAAGCGGTCCTCGACGATGGTGTCCGCCACCACGTCGGGCAACATCCTCGCCGTGCTGGGTGACTTCTCCCAGTACATCGTCTACGACCGCCTCGGTGTGAACGTCGAGTTCATCCAGAACGTGGTGGACGGCGACGGCCTGCCCGTCGGCAAGCGCGGGCTTGTCGCGTACAAGCGCGTTGGCGGCGACGTCAGCGATGTGGACGCGTTCAGGCTCCTCAAGGCCTGACCCAACATCTGACGGTCTAAGCAACCGTCACGGCAGCCCCGGTGCACCTCTCGGCGCCGGGGCTGCCACCCCCTGCCACCGAGAGGAACCACCGAGAGGGCATTGCTGTGAAGATTCGTGTGCGCGATCCGAAGTCCGTGGTGCTGGCCTACATCCATCCGGGCCAGGTGTCGTCGTACTTCACCGAGTCGATGTTGGCGTCGCTGTTCTACGACCGTTCGGGGCGCAGGCCGCCACGGATCGCGAACATCTACCAGGAGTGGTCGAGTGCGAACGTGTCTGCGTCGCGCAACATTGTGACGCAGCGGTTCCTCGACAAGAACGATGCTGACTGGCTGCTGTGGATCGACGCGGATATGCAGTTCTCGCCGTTGGACATCGACGTCCTGCTCGAGGTTGCCGACCCGAAGGCGATGCCGGTGGTCGGTGGTCTGTGCTTCGGCATGAGCCACGGCGAACCGTTCCCCACGATCTACCATTTCGCGGAGATCGACGGGCAGCTGACGACGATCCGGGTGCGCCACTATGAGCGCGACGCGGTGATGCAGGTCGCGGCTACTGGTGCTGCGTTCCTGCTAATCCACCGCAGCGTGTTGCAGCGGATGTCCGATCACAAGTTCAACGAGGCGTTTCCGTTCTTCCAGGAGACGCAGAACGGCAAGGATCCGGTG